TGGGTCAGCGACAGCGCGACAGAACCCAAGGTCGCGAGCGGCGCAAGCCTGGGCACTGTGGGGCGGCAACCCTGGCCGACAGTGGGCCAGAGGCATCGTCGCCGACATCGAGCGCGAGGTCGCGCGGCTGCGCAGCCAGTCAGAGGCAGCCACCGACGAGGCCGAGTCGAGGCGACTGTCGCGCGAGGCTGACAGGCTGCTCCGCGAGCTGCGTCGAGGATAAAGAGAACCCCACCAGACGACATGCCTGATGGGGCTTGGTGCTTAAAACGGCTCCGACAGCCGTCGAGACACTACCACAGGCCGACTACTCTGGCACCTCGATAACCTCTGGCTCCTCGACGACGGCAGCGGTGCGCGCTTCGAGGTCGGCCAGGATGGCGCCTGCTGTCTCGCTGTCCTCGGCAGCCTTGATGGCTTCGAGGTACTCAAGCGGGTCGCCGTCTGGCACCAGGCCGAGGCCTTGCATCCTGGCGATGGCATCCTCTGGCTTGAGCAAGCCTTGGTTGACTAGGGTCAGGTATAGGCCAGCCATCGCTTCGACGTCCATCGGCAAAGGCTCGCCACCGTCGACCTCGAAAACATCCATGTCCTGCGACCAGGCGACACCGAGGTCAGCAGCGACAGCGTAGGACGTGACCAGCGCCAAAGCGCGATAGAAGTGCTGCCTGATGGGGTTAATCTTCATCACGAAGCCAGACGCGCGATGCGACAGCGCCAAGCCGCTCGCGCCGCTGCCTGCATCGGTGAACAGGAACTCGAACAGGGTCGCCCTCAACTTGTCGACCTGCACGTCAGCCGTGTCGATGAAGGCTCGCAGGCCGTCGAGCTTCGGTTCGAGCCACTGGAGGTCGGTTCCCTCTGGCAGTGCTGCCGCTCGGTCGATGGCGGTGAGGTCGGCGCCGCTGCCTGGGTCGACGCCCATGCCTTTAAGGATAGGCGCGCCGCTGCGAGTGCCGATAACTCCGAGCTGGGTCAGTAGGCTGTCGACCAGCGCGAGGCCAGATTCGTAACCCTGACCCGCCCACATCGGCAGCGCGCGACCGATGTCTCGATAGACGAACTCGGTGACAGGCACAACGCCGAGCCTGTTGGCCTCCTCGCTGGTGCCTTCCGCGTTCCGAAACTCCCTGTACTGCTCCGGCGTCATTTGTCGCCTGTAGCGGTACGACTCGCCATCAGCGGCCACAGTGCCAGCGTCGTCGAGCAGGTCGTCGCCGTCGCGCTTATCGACCGACAGCAGTGCGCTGGTCACCTCGCCAAAGCCGTCGCGAGCGACCTGCATGTGGCGAGGGTCATGGCCTACAATGTGCGCCTCGCCGCTTGGGTGCATCTGGGCTTCCCAGACCCAGCGTCCCAGGTAGCAACCACGCATGGCCCATGACAGAGCGTGTTGATTGACTCGCGACCGCTTCCAGATGGCCTGGCCTGCCTGCCTCATGCGCTCGGCGTCGTTTGGCGTCAGGCCGCTGTCCTTGCGCACTTGCAGCGACAGGACACTCGTCGCGATGGCCGAGGCGTCGACGTCGACCACGAACGCGATGTCGCGCAACATGCGCCGAGCCTTGGCTATGACTCTGTTTTGCACGTCCTGCGCCTCGAACAGGTTCAGGATGCGCCGCTCTGCCTGGGTATAGCTAAGGCCCAGATAAACCCGCTCGCGTCGATTGTACTCGGCGATAATGCTCGACCTGTCAGTCGGCCAGCTCGATAGCGCGGTCTGGTCAGCGCCTCGCGGCGGCGAGCCGAACGACCTGTCGACGAGTCCGATTCCAGGGTATGCCATGGTCTACCTCACATGAAAGCAGCCGCGACATTGAGCGGCCTGATACGCTTCGCGCCCTTAGCATAGTGCTCGCAGGCCATCGCCGCTGCATCGACATCATCGTCGTGGTCAGAGCCAGCGCCGAACGACGTCCAGACTTGGACCGTATCATAGGCCATGCGCGACACCTTGACGCCTGTCTCGCTGTCGAGCAGCAGCGGCCCAGCGGGAAGCATCACCTCGTCAGCCTCGGCGGCCAAGATGAAGGCATGAGCGCGCTCGGCTTTGCTTCGACCGTGCGGCGAGTAGGCCACCAGGCCAGACGTCGGCTTTAGGCGCAGCAGGGTCTTTCCGTTGCTCGCCTTTTCGACGTACACCTTTCCCATCATCGGCCACTGGTCGCGAATGGTCGAAAGATAGGCATACTGACGCTCGATGGTCATGCGCTCGCTGTGGCGGTGCAGCAGCACCTTGGTCGAGCCGATGCGACCCCAGACATGGAACGCCGTATAGTCGTTCGAGTCGCCGACCTCCTCGGCGCAGTCGATGGTTCCGATGATGTCGGTGCACTGCCGCGCCATCTGCTGCGGGCTGATGTCGTATGTCTGGCGAAACCAGGCCGCACGAATGTCGCCGCCGCCTTTGGCGATGGGGTGCCCGTTTAGCCTGGTCGCGACCTTACGCTCGCCGCCTGGCCTGCTCCTGATGGCCTCTATCCAGCCTCGGCCTCGAAGCTCTGGCAGCAGCAGTGCGCCGTCCTCGGTGCGAGGGTCAGCGGGGCACATCGGCCCAGTGATGGCCACGTTCGGCGCGCTGTCGTACTCCTCTGGTATGTGGATGATTTCGCAGTCCTCGACGCCAGACGCAGCCCGCTCGATGAGGACACCAGGCAGGTCGAGCAGGTGCACCCGCTGCGCGACGATGATTCTGACACCAGGCTCGACATCAGGCGGCAGCGAGGGGTCAGGGTTCATGCGGTCGGTCCAGCTATTGTCATAGAGGTCGACCACCTTTTGAAGCCTTCGATTGACCTGGGAAGTGCTGCCGACCTCGACCTCTTTGGCGTCGATAAGGTCGTCGAGGTGCAGAACGTCGCCATCGCCGCCAGTGATGCTGCCGAACGTCGTCGTGCAGCGTCGACCGCCGCCTCCACCGAGCACGAAGTTCGTCTTCTCATTCTGGTCGCGAGCCAGGTCGAGGCGGTCAGCACTGCCAGCGATGCGCGCAAGGCTCTGGTATTGCTCGGATAGGATGACCCGGCGTGTCGCTCGACTGTCGCGCGAGACGTTCTTCGTGTCACTGCCGATGCTAATCCACTGGCGATGGGGTCGATGTAGCCAATCCCAGGCACCGAGCAGCACGCCGAAAAGTGTCGACTTGCCAGAGCGGAAAGGCAACACGACGACTAGCGTACCGTGTCCCTGTTGCATGTAGTGCTGCGCTCGCTTGGCGCAGTGTTCGAGGTGCCAACCCCAGACGACTTGTCGGCCTGGTCGCGCCACTGTCCAGAATGAGCGCGCGAAGGTGGCGAAGTCGTCCAGACAGGCGAGCTGGTGTTCGGCTAGTGCCTCGACCTCGCTGGCCTGGTCACTCGACATCGGCTGGCCGGTTCCTGCGCTCCCAGATACGGCGCGCGATGTCCTCGGCCATCTGGGTCACGTCTGGCCCGGTGTCGACCTGGCCGCTGTGCCTGACCTCCTGCACTCGCCGACCGTAGTCGTCAGGGTATCGGCGTTCGAGCTTCCATGCGGCAGCCTGCCAGCTACCGTCGTTAGCTGCCTTTTCAATTTTCGCGAGCCAGCCGATAGCGGCCTGCCCCTTAGCGCGCTCGACATCGGCTAGAAACTCGCCATAGAGGCTGTCGGGGTTCTGCCTGCCGCGCTCCATCGCTTGATAGTAGCAGGCGCGACCGAAGCCAGCGAAGTTGCAAGCCATGGTCACTGTCGCGCCGAGCCGAATGCCTTCGACGAATCGACGGCGAGCCTCTGGCGTGAACTTGAGCAGCTTAGGCTTCGACATCGGCATCCTCCAGAGCACCAGACCCAGCGTCGAGGCCGTTCTTTTTCGCGTACCGTGTCCAGCGTCGGCGAATCAGGTCACAGTACCTTGGCGAGATTTCGCAGCCCATTGCGACCCTGCCGTGCTCTGCTGCTGCCATCATCGTCGTGCCGCTCCCCATGAATGGGTCGAAGATGATGTCGCCAGGGTCAGAAAATGCTTTAACGAAAAACGCAGGCAGGCCGACTGGGAAAGCAGCCGCATGGCCCACCACATTCGCGCCACTTTTTATATCAATGACGTTTGACGGATACGCGAGCCCATCGCCCTGGCCAACTGGCGACTGCGCATTGTTGCCTCTACCCTGCATCCTGTGGGATATGTCTCGACCGGCTGCTTTCTGGTCTTTATATTGAAACGCATATGCGCTGGCGTGCATTACTGCCTCTGGCCTGAACTTAAACCTTCCAGGCGCATAGTGAGCTACTGGTTCCCATGCTGATTTGAACCGCCTCATTAACTGAGGACTCCCAGGCATAGCCTGCCGGAGCCAACTAAACTCCTCCAGATACCGCCAGCCCCACTGTCTTACATGGGCAATCTTTAAGTCCTCTGTGTAGAGACTTCTGTCTCCATTCTCTGAGTGAGCCTTGATGTTGACGAACCACGACCCATCCTCGGCTAGGTGCGCTTTGACGTTGGCCTGCACATCCTCGAACCAGTCAACGTATTCGTCTGGCGGTATAGGCTTAAACCCGCTCGACTCGTCGTACTTGCGCTGGCTTGCATAGGGTGGCGACGTAAACGCGACATTGATGCTCGACCCAGCGAGCAAAGTCTCGACGGTCGAGAAGTCGCGACAGTCACCACAGATAAGTCGGTGCGGCCCAAGCTCATACACTTCACCCTTGACCGAGTGAACCACGGTCGCGACCTCCGGCACATCGTTTGGGTCTTCTGGCTCTAGCTCCTCGACCTGACCCGCTGCGATGATGTCGCGTAGTTCGTCCTCTGACCAGCCGAGGCCATCGAGGTCGATGCCTTCCTCTTGCATGTCTAAGAGTAGTGCGCCGATAGACTCGTCGAAGGTTCTCACAGCCTCGTGCTGCGTTACTGCGACGGCGAGCGCATGGGCCTCGGCGCTGTCGATGGGTAGGTATCGCACTGGCACCTTCGCCATGCCGAGCGACTTGGCGGCAGCGTGTCGAAGGTGGCCGCTGATGATTTCGCCATCAGCCTCGCGAGCGACGATAACGTCAGCCCATCCGAACCGCTCGATGCTCCTGACCATGCGGTCGATGTCCGTCTGTTCGAGGCGTTTCGGGTTGCGACCCCATGGCCTCACCTTGTCGATGTCGACCCACCTGGCCGCTGATTCTTTCTTAGTGTCCATTCTGCTCGCTCCCTGGCTCTACTAGACTGTATACCCTGACCTCGACCCTAGGACGCACAGAGACACGTTTCTGCGCCCTCAGGTCGACGACTCCGATGTCGTTACCGAGCCAGCCGTCGAGGCCGTCGAGCACTGCCTTGGCGTAGTTGTCGACGTCGCCGACTGCTCGATGGTAAGGCTCGGCGAGCGACCAGAGCCAGCGCGGCATGTAGCGCGGTCGATGCTTGGGCCTCGGCAGGTAGAACACAAGGTCGACCCGCACCAGCTCGCCAGGCCGCTCGGCGTCAGCAGGAACGCACGAAGCCACCAGCGACTCGAACCGCTTGGTGGCTGCTGGTGTGTATATGCGCGCATGTCTGCCGACGATGCGAGCGCGAGGTCGAGCCTTAGGCACTGGTATGCCATCGACCTCAAAAGCTGCGACGAGGCGCCACTCTAACAAAATAGCTCCAACTGTTCGCCGCGAAAATACCGGGCTAAGGTCTTTTCTCGCCACACCATCGCAAACTTATAGCAGTTCGAGCACGATTTATGGGAGCAGCCTGGCAGCGGCTTGCCTCGACGTCTTGCCCGGTAAGACCATGCCATCGAGTCAGAAGACGCAGCATGGCCACGCACCATCGGCAACCCTTGGCGCTTGTAGCCAAACAGATGAAGACGCAGCCCGTTGTTCGACAGTTCTCGCACGATGCGCGCAGCGCCAGACGTGTTTTGCCTTCGACATACCGAGCCAAGCCCGACCCGAGGCAGCGCAGCTAGGTCGACACCGCTGGCCTGATAGGCGTCAACATGTCGCATGTAGTCGTCCCTGTGCCAGCCTTGCAGCACTGGCAACCATGGCACCTCTGGCGCCAGGTCGCGCAGCCTGTGCAGGCTCTCGATGGTGCGCCGCTGATGCTCTGCGATAGATAGGCCAGTACGCTGCACCATGAAAGGCTCGCACATCCAATCTTGAACAGCAGCGAAGTCCAGCCGACCGACTTCGACCCGATACCGCTCGGCGCGGTCTGCATAGTCTCGCGCGCTGGTCACCCAGTGGCCATACATGGAAAGCTCTGTGAACCCACCAGAATCGAGCGCCCACGATGCGCGAGCCCTTGGCATCGACACGCGACGCTTTAGCCGTCTGTCACTTACGAACAGCGGCACTGGCGAGCGGTCAAGCCAGCCCGGTTCGTGGGTGCCTAAATAGAAGCGCATGAAGACACGCGAAGCGTCTGCGGTCCTGGGTTGACCTTTGCGCTCGCGCTGTACTCGACAGGCACACCAACCGCCGAGGCCACCGCACCAGCGACATAGGCACACCAACCCTCGAAGGTCTTCGGTGATTCGTGCTGGGCTTGCTGCACGAGCTGGTGCAGACTGACGACCTCGACCGTGACGTCGGCGCTGTAACTGAGGCCGATGGTCCCGCTAACAGGGTTACCGCTCATTGGGCACATGCCAGACGGAATGTCGAGCACATGGCCGATTTCAACGACACCAGGCAGGTCGAACACGTAAAGCAGGCCGCTTAGTCTGGCTCTATTACTTATGGGAATCATGGCTCTTTCAGCCACTCGCGCAGCTCCCAGATGGACATGACATGCAGCGCCTTTGCCTCTGTCGTTAGCTCCTCGGCGAAGGTGCGCGCAGCGTTAGCGACGGCCTGGCCTCGCTGGGTCTGCCAGTGCTGGCCACCGAGTAGGACCACGTACACATGACAGTCGAGCGACCGCGCCGCACTGTAGAGGTCGGCGAATATCTTTGTGTCTGCGCTGCCACTCGCGTGCTGGAATCGGCACTCGATGACTAGGCTCCGAGCCTGGCCAGCATAGTCGACGATGCAGGACTCGGCGACATGGCGCGAGGTGGCCCAGATGGGCCGATACTCGGTCTGCACCGGTTCGAGGCCTCGCAGTCGCAGGAGTGCCCGAACATCGTCTCGGAAAGCGCGACCATTCTGCGCTGCGCCGTTCACGCTGTCACCTTGTGGACATCGGCCCAGGTGCCAGCGTGGATGGATGCCAGCTCGCGGCGAGCGTTGGCGATGCACTGCTCTAAGAACTCGCGATGCGCTGGGAAGGTTTCAGGCTCGAACATTTCGCGCGTCATGCGGTCGATGCTGCGCTGAATCATGTCGGCGGTATCTTGCTCGTATGGCTTCATGGTTGCTCCCTGTCTTGTCAGTTGGTCAGATGGCGACTTCGATGTTGCCAGCCATCAGGTCGGCGAGCTGGTCGTCGTCGGCGCACTGTGCGGCCATTTCTGCGACGGCCTGCTCAACAGTCGCGCCAGTCATGTCGAGCTGGCCGCTGCCATCGGCAGAGGTCCACCAGCCGACGAGGCTGGCAGGGTAGTCGCGGAGTGCTTGGCGAAGGTCGATGCTAGTCATGTTGGCTCCCTGTTCACACTATACATATAATGCACCGTGAGCACGCTGCACACTATTTAGGCCAAGTTTTTCGGTCTATCTCATCACACATCGCCATTCCGAACCTTTCCTCGATTCTTTCGGCGGCCACTTCGGAGCACTCGCCAGGACATGCGAACCGCGACACGTTGTCTGGCCACCTGCGTGTCCTGTTCTTTGTCTCGGCCTGGCACACGCAGCACGTCGACGCTGGCCACATGGCGAGCGCCTCAGCGACCCGCCTGGCCTTGCGTGGGCCTATGCGCTTCTTGGGCTTGCTAAACAGCGGCAGGCCGTCGAACCTGGTCACTGGTCGTCCTCGAGGCCCTCGAGGTACTCGAGCAGCACCAAGCCAAAGCCGCAAAACAGAACCAGGATTGCGCCTGTCACCGTCCAGAAGTTCCACAACATCACCAGCCTCCTATCGGCGCTGACCACAGCACCACTCGCCTGTCGAAGTCCCATCGCCGTTTGACGCACTCGCTCGCGACCATCAGTTGACGCGCTCGCCTTGGTGTGACCCCTGCGACCGCTGCCACCTGTCGCGCCGTTGCTGGGCCTTGTCGCAGCGCGCGCCGCACCAGCTCGTGAGCCTTTGGCTCTGGCTCTGGCATCGGCGGAGGGTCGTCGTCGCAGGCTGTTAGATAGCGGTGTGTGCGTCGACACTTGCGACAGGTCACCGCTCGCGGGTCGTCAGTGCTGTCGGCAGGCGACACCAGCGAGCCACATGCGCTGACCTGCTCGCCTGGCCATGCTCTAAAGTGCGTCTTCATGGCGCAGCCTCCAGCGCGGCCACGAGGGCGGCGAGTTTACTCGGCCCGTCGGATAGCCGGTCCGACGACTCACCGAGTCGCACGCACCAGACAGAGGCACTGCCGGTAGCTGTGCCAACCACATGCACGTCAAGCAGAGTGACGCCATGTGCTTCTGCGACCAGCGCCAGCAGACAGCCCAGCGTGGCAGGGTCGTCCAATGCCGGATAGGCGTCGATTCCTTCGCCGTCTGCTATAGCGTCCCACGCTGCTGCGTATCCGCCGCGTTCGCCACATGCGCTCAAATGCGGGCCTGACTGATACAGACGCCAAGACCCATAGCAATCGCTGTCTGCGAGCATCCCCGGCAACCATCGCCAGTGCTTACAGGCGACGGCTCGGCGGGCTAGGTCTTCGTTCATGGCGCAGCCTCCAACGCGGCCACCTCGGTCACAAAGTCGCGAGGCGAGGCCAGCCAGCGACGCCACCAAGGCAGGCGCGACCACTCGGCGACAGCGAGGTCGAGGTCGACCAGTTGCTCGAAGTGCCGAGTCGGTGAATGGATGCGCGAGTCGAGTGCGGCCTGTAGTTGGTCGCATTTGTCGCGAAGCGCACGCACCTCTTTGGTCAGTCGCTCGGCTCGAATCTTTAGCGCGATGATTTCGTCGTGTCGTCTCATGTTAGCTCCCTCATGTGGTCTGGCAGTGCCAGCGCGCTTGATGTCAGGTCGACCAGTGCGGCGACCTTGGTGGCCTCGCTGCGTCGCTCGGTGCGCTGCATAGCTGCGCGGTAGGCAGCGCAGAACGCTCGACGGTTGGCAGCGTCAGAGGCTCGCAGGTTCTCTGGAATGGTTGCGCCATCTGGCCAGATTTCGCGCCAGCCACCAGCAGCAGCCAGACCGGCAGACATGGCGCGCTCGCGCCGTTGGTCCTGATGCAGCCGATACGGCAGCGGCTTGTGAGGGTCGCGAGGCACTGCCGCGCCACATGCCTCGGCGACGAGTCGCAGGTCGCGCCAGGCCGATGCATAGTCGGCGAGCTTGACCCAGGCCGACACGGTATCGCGCACCGACTCAGGCCAGTGGCCAGGCTTGTCGAGCTGGGTGCGCGCGCTGTCGATGGCGCGCTGATAGCCTCGACGGAACGCGCCGATGTCGCCACCTCGCACGAAGGTCGACCAGCCACCACACTCGACCAGGCCAAGCCATCGCGCCTGCTCCTCTGCTCGACATGTCGCGAGCGCGAATACGTGCGGGTCGCTGGGCTTGGCTGGCTCTGTCGCGCCATGGATGCGACGCAGGACTCGAAGGTGGCCCCAGTCCTCGCCGCTGGTGTCGTCCTGACCGCCTCGCAGCAGGTCGAGCAGTTGCCCAGGCTTAGGCCACCAGGCCGACTGTGGGCCTCGCAGGTACAGTAGACACGCAGCCATAAGCCTATCGTCGTCGACATCAGGCATGACCACCGACCAGGCGACGCCGATGGCAGCCACCGAGGTCGCTTTCGGCATCGTGCAGCCAGCGGCGACCAGTAGCTCGATGGCCTCGGCTATGCCTCGCTCGCTGGCCATCAGCGTGCGTCCTGCGCGTAAAGGCTAGGGAACTCGACGCGCTGCCAGACGTCATAGATGTCGCCGCCTAGCTGCTCGGCGCGGTCTGCTGCCTCAGTCTGGCCGAGTGCTCGAAGCGTGGCCTCGACGCCTTCGAGCATCAGAAGCAAGTCCCAGACGAGTTCTTGCTCGGTGCCAGTGGTCGGCGCAGTAGCCTCGATGACCACAGGGTCACCATAGCCAGCTCGCACGTTCAGCTTGGCGCTGCGCGTTGGCTGATACCCAAACACGATGCCGAGGTCTTGGTACGCGCTCATTGTGCACCCCCACGCAGGTGCTCGGCGTCGATGCCATAGGCGGTCAGCACCTCGTACAGCGTCGCGCGCTGCGCCTCGACCTGCGACCGAGCGGCCTGCTTGGTCTTGGCATATGCGGTCGCTGCGATGGTGCCGCGAGGCGTCTCGATGGCGAGCGTGGCGGTGACATAGCCGTGCTCGTCGGTGTCGAAGGTAATCATGGTTGCTCCCTGTCTGGTGTGTTCACCTTATACACACGTTAGAGAGCAGAGTGCAACCATGTTGCGGAAATATTTATTCGCCTTCTATGACATCGGCCTTTGAACCCTGCAAGACACGAAAGCGTCTCGCGAAGCTTGGCAGCGCGTCAGGCTTGGGCGTCGAGGTGAACCGCTGCGCCTGGCCATCGCGCCAGGCTGCGACCCATTCGTCGAGGTAGCTGGCAGCCTTGGCAGGCCGGAAAAGCGTAGTGTGGCCGATGCGCCGCTCGCGCAGGAAAGTCGCTCGGTCGTCGTCGCTCTGCTCCCACCAGTCGACCAGCTCGACGGCCTTGGCCTCGCCGTGCTCTCTGATGACGGTCGCGAGGCCGCCCCGCTTTGGCGCCTGCCTGCCGAGGCTCGCGCCATGGACTCGACGCCATGCCTCGCGATAGTGCGACCAGACTCGCGAGACTGGTGTCTCTGTCTCTTGTGAAGGTGGAGGTGGTTGTGGTTGTGGTTGTGGTTGTGTAATTGCGCGCGTGTGGTCACTAGTGAGTCGCGAGTGAGTCACAAGTGAGTCGTCAGTGAGTCGCGAGTGAGTCGCGTTTTCGTCATTGTCAACTTTCGACGCTGGTCGAGTGAGTCGCGAGTGAGTCGCAACTGATTCGGAAGTGAGTCGCGACTGAGTCACAAGTGAGTCACCGCGCTTCCTGCCGTACCGATGCTCGACGTACCAGGCGTCCCAGGCGTCGCGCTTCAAGGGGTCAGACCAGGCGTCGACATCGGCGAGCAGTCGGCGCACCTTCGACTGCGACCATGACCAGTCGCGAGCGAGCTGGCGCGAGCTTGGGAATCGACCGCGCGGTCGCATGGCTTGGTCCTGTAGGTAGCGCAGGTCAGCAACGGCCAGGCCGTGAGGCCAGACCAGCGCACCAGCGAGTTCGAGGCGCGCGAGGCGCCAGTCATCAGGGTCGACGGCAAAGAACGACATGCGGTGCTCTTGGTGTTTTGCTGCTGCCTCTGATAGAGTCGCAGCGGGTTGATAGGTGCGCGTCGACAGTACACTCCGCTGTCGGCGCGTTTTCTTTGGAGGTCATCATGCGACGAGTGCTCACGATACCACTGACCAGCGAGGGACCGGCAGAGGTCGCGAAGCTCGTCGACGTGCTTGCGGCAGGCCATGCCTTGACCTTTGAGGCTGCGCACATCGCCACCAAGCCTGACGGCGTCGTGCTGCTGTGCCTTGTCGTCGACATGCCTGACGACCTGCAAGACCCAGGCCCAGCCTAAAGGTCGAGCAGGCTGTCGAGGTCGCTTGTCCGCATGTAGAGGCGAGCGGCCAGGATGCGGTGTCGCTCGCTCGCGACGGGCTCGAGCACTCGCAGCAGGTCACCGATAAGACCCATGTCAGGCATCTGGCGTCCTGACTCCCAGAAGCGCAGACCCTCGCCGACGCCATGACAGCCGAGGTTTTCGAGGTGCCGCACGAAGCGGACTCGACCGAGGCCGGTTTCGGTGCGCTTGGCTTTGAGCCAGTCGCCGACGATGGTGCGCGCTTCCTGCTTGGTAATGCTGGGCATTGTTGCTCCCCTTTCTATTTTTTTTCGAGTTTGTACGAATAACGCTTGTAGAGCGTCTTGCACTAGGGTATAACATGCTCACACCAAACAGGGAGCAGAAAACATGACGATTTACCTCAAGCCGTATTGGACCGAGGTCAGCGAGTGCGACGAGGACCACTGGGCACTCGTCGACATCAAGTGGCCTATCAAGACCTTCAACCACTGGGCCGAAGTCAATGTCAGGAACTTAGAGTTCGTCGACCCTGACGACATGGTCTGGACGGCTGACATTACCATCTGCCTTCCCAGCTACGACCTAGAACAGCGGCTCTACATCTTCATCGACGGCGCAGTGCTGTCGACCGAGCGAGGCCTCGACATTTTCGCCGACCACAACGGGCCAGTCAGGCTGCGCCTGGTTGAAGGCGACGACGACACGCTGCTCGCTGAGTCGGTGTCTGACGACTTCTACTTCGAGACGCTTATCGACATGAACGAGGCGGTGCGCGACTGCGTGAAGCTGACCGAGGAAAGCTACGGTGACTACTGACCAACAATGGCTCGAAGCGCGCCGCCATGGCTATGGCATCGGCGCCAGTGACGCACCCAGCATCCTCGGTGTCAGCCGATACGGCGGTCCCTGGCGCGTCTGGGCCGCACACAAGGCGCCGCACCTCGTCAAGCCTGTCGGCCAGGCTGCGCAAGATGGCAAGCACCTCGAACCGGCTGTGGTGGCCATGTATGCCCAGCGGCATGGCCTCGACTTGCTGCACCATCAGCACACTGTCTATCAGCACCCTCGAATCAGTTGGCTGCGCATGTCGCCAGACGCGACCGAGGGACCGCCAGAGGCGCCCACTGGGCACTTCGAGGTGAAGGTCGTGTTTAGCGCCGCCGTCGCGCCAACGCTGCCAGAGAGCGGCGCGATGGACATGGCGAGCTTCCCAGTACAGGCATGGGTCGTGCAGTGCTTGCACCAGCTCGCAGCAGTGCCCAGCCTCGACCATGTGACCTTGGTGGCCATGCTTCCCTGGTTCGAGTTGCGCTCGTATCGCCTCGAACGCGGTGCCACTGGGTCAGAAGTGCGACAGGCCGTCGCACGCTTGGCGACCAGGCTGCGCGACTGGCGCGAGCGTTACCTCGTTGGCGATGAGGTGCCAGAGGTCGACGACTCTGACGAGTGCAGCCGACATGCAGACTGGGCCAACCCAGCGCCGCCAGACTGGGCCAAGACAGCAGCCAAGCGGCCCAGCAGGGATGCGACGCCAGAGGAGGCAGCAGCGGCCTACCGCTATGCAGAGGCCAAGCGCGCCGAGGCAGAGGCCAGCAGCACGGCCAAGGTTGCACGCAACACGCTGCTCGACGGCATCGGCGACATGTATCGGCTCGGCCTGCCTTGCGGTGGGTCGGTCAAGGTCAGCGCGCACCAGGCTCGCCGCCTGACGGTGCAGGACAAGCGTGCAGAATAATCGGCCACATGCTAAAAGAATCGAAAAGGGAGCAAAGACATGGGTAATCAACTCACAAAGCGGCAAGGTTTTAGCAACTACGTCGAGAAGGTCGTCAACGATAGGTGCGCGACGTTCCTGGCGCAGCCAGAGCAGCGCGAGCGATTGACCAAACTCGTCATGGGTTTGGTGCCGAAGAACCCGAAAATCTTGGAGTGCACACCGACCTCGGTCGCCATGTGCCTTCTGCATTGTGCCGAGCTGGGCCTCGAACCATCGACGACGACAGGACATGCCTGGCTGATACCTCGGTGGAGCAAGCAGGCAGGCAGCCAGGAACTCACGTTCCTTGTCGGCTACAAAGGGTTTCTCGAACTCGCGCACCGCGTTGGCAATGTCCGCACCATCTATGCGGGTGTCGTCTATGACGGCGAGGACTTCACCATCAGCATCGACCCGTCTGGCGTCTCGATTCGACATGTGCCGAGCCTGGCGCGCGACTTCGACAGGTCAGACGATGCACTGGTCGCCAGCTATGTCATCGTCACAACGCACGACGGTGGCACCTACTCGGAGTGGTGCACTCGCGACGAAATCGACCAGCGACGCAAGGCTGGTGGCTCGCGCAGGTTCTCGCCATGGTCGACCCACTTCGCCCGCATGGCCCGCAAGTGCGCGATTCGGAAGCTCTTTGCAGGCGGCGCGGTGCCGATGACTGGCCAGGCTGCGCACCAGCTACGCAAGGCCGTTGAGGTCGACATCGAGGCCGAACTACGCGACATGCGCGAGGCTCGCGAGCCGATGCCGCCGCCACCTCTGACCCTGCTCGAAGGCGACACCGACAGCGACCCGGAGCCGATGCCTGGCCTGTTCGCCGATGGGGGTGAGGAATGAAGCTGTCAGAGCTTGTGAGGGCCTTACAGCGCCACCCCTCGGTTGCCTTGGTTGGTCACATGTACGGGCACAAGGCCATCAGGAGAGCCCAGCGAGCAGGCGCCATCGTGCTCGATGGTGACGTCATCTGTCTCACCGAGGTCGGCTACTTGCTGTCGCGGGCTACGATGCCGTGCGACGTGGCTGATGCGCGCCGAGTGCGGCGACTGCTTGCAAGGGAGCAAGGATGAGCGACAATGAAAACCAGTTCTTCGAGACAGTTGTCAGGCTGTTGGTGCTCTGGGCTATCGCGGTGTCCTGGGTGTCTGCCGTCCGCTTTGCGACTGGTGCGCCATGAGTCGCGGTCGACCACGCATCGAGGACCAGCGGCCAGAGGTCGCCGACATTGTTGGCATCCTGCCAGACCGACAGGCCGCCAAGCTGCTCGGCGTCTCGCGCTCGACGGTCGCCGCCTGTCGCGAGCGGCTTGGCCTGCCAGCAGTCGAGGTCGATGGCCTACACCTGCGCATCCATGAGCTAGAGCAAACAATCGAGCGCCTGCTCGGTAGACTAGGGGAGCAAGAATGAGCATATTAGGATTTCGCGCAAGCTGGAGAACGCTAGACCATGCAGTCAGTGGACCCGAGGCAGTTACGCTTATCAACACGAGGCGCATCATTACTGTTCGGCGAGTTGAGGCCAAGTCTGGCGAGCGAATCGAAATCACTGACACCATCGGTCGCGTGTTTACAGTCGAAGGTGAAAGCCTGGAAAGATGGGCCAAATGGCTGCGAGAGGATGGCGAGACTGAATCGGATATCCAAATAGTATTCGACGCTATCCTGGCTAAAATGCGCGAGGCTCAACACGTCGAAATCGACAACGGTCTCGACGTGTCTGTATCTATGTCGCCCTGGTGATAGGCTAAGCCTAGTCAGCAGCGAGCCGCTTGGCGAGCAGTCGAGCGCGCTCCACTTCTGCCAGGTCGATACCGAGCGCAGACAGGTCGAGGACGGCGCCCACGATGCCATCCTCGTCGTCTGCTCGGTCGGCCTCGACCAGTCGCGCTGTCGCCTCGCGCACCAGGCGCAGCCATCGAGGTCGCCGCCTGTTGAGCCTCGCGACGGCTCGCGACTCGGCTGCGATGCGCTGCGCGATGGGGTCGCGCTTGGCTGCCGCTGCGATGGCCTCGACAGCCTTGGCGACGGCCTCGACCGCGCTCGTCATTGCTTGGATTCGAGGACGGTAACGCGCCGCTCTAGCTCGCTAAACGCCTCGACGCTGACCTGCTGCACCATCTGGACGCGCATCGCCGTCGACAGCTCTGACACCTGGGCTGCCATGTTGTCGAGCCTCATGTCGAGGTCATCGAAACGAGCCTCGATGGCGTCGACTCGCGACCACATCAGCGCGACAGCGGCAATAAGCACACCGACGTTGCCGAGTCCTGACAGGCTCGTGAGCTGCGCGACTGGCGCAGGAAGGGGTAGCGGTGCCACTGGTGTCGCCTCTTTCGGTACTGGCTGCGGGCTCGGTGTCTCGCTCATGTCGCACCCTTCGCTGTCGGCCATCTGAATGATAGCACTTGCGAGCGTGGATATATCGCGAGGTCGACCCTATCGCCCTGATTCCCGCCGAGTAGCACCACTTGGTCGCCATGCGCAGCGATGACAAAGCCGACATGACCGGTCGTCGCAGTCGGCGAGCCTCGCCAGAGGACACCGATGCAGCCCGGTCGCCAGTCTGGGAGTTCGGTACCGTAGTTCTCAAACTTGCGCGCTGTGACAGTCGCAGGGTTGTCGAGCTGGCATTGGTCGAGCACCCAGGACACGAAAGCGGCGCACCATGGCACCTCATCCTCGCTTGCATGGTAGGTGGTCGAGCGGAAATATTCGAGGATGCGCTCATTCTCGCCGCCTCGCACCTCGGCGACACCATGCTCGGCATAGGCCACGTCTAGCCAATAGGCTCGGTCACACATCGCAGACTCCCAGGTCAGGCACTACAGGCGGAATCGGCACTGCGCAGCCTTCGAGCGACAGCGCAGCACTGACAGGAACGACAAGCGCCGCCACTGCCTCTGTCGCGGCCTCGAACCAGGCGCGCGCCTCGCAGTCGCGAATGTATGGGCGCACTAACAGGCTGACGGCCTCGACCGCACTGGCGGCCTGTTTGGCGACCTCTGGCGCGATGTCGATGCTGGCCCAGTCCTCACGCAGCGCCAGGCACTCGCAGACATCGACCGCCGCCTCTGGGTCGTGCTGGCCTGTCGCGAGCTGACGGCCAGCGGCCTCGAACGCCTCGCCAAGCGTCTCGCCGACGATGCAGCCGACCGCGCCGTCGCCAGTGTCGGCCTGGGTCGCGATGATGCGCGCCATCGGTGCGGCGACCAGCAGGCCAGCGCCGACCTGGCTGCGCATGTCCTCGATAGCGCCAGACTTGGCGCACGAGGCGAGCAGAAGCAGAGACAAGAGTCGCATGTCAGTCCTCGACAGTGATGGCAGTTGGCAGCGCCTCGACGTAGCTGGCGTAGCTAGTCCAGTCGTCAGGGTCGAAATAGGCGTCGGCGAGCGCGTCAGACCAGTCGAGCAGGCCGCGCAGGTTCGGGCCGCGATAGGACTCGATAAAGCTCTCGACCTCGACGATGGCCTCGTCGAGCGTGGCCGACCAGTCGGCGACATGCGTGGCCAGCGCGGTCGAGTCTGGCGCGACGGCCAGAAGGCTCGACCGCTGCTCGGTGATGTCTGCCGCTGTCGTCAGTGTGTAGGTCATGGATACCCCGCAGAAGTGGCGACCCATTCGAGGTCATCTGTGGCTGGGCTGCTCTGGCTCGACCAGCTCAAAC